CGTTGGGGAGCGATAAACTGTGCTGACCCATCAATACCTTCCCAATCCATCGTAGGCGTTTGCATGCCTTGATTGGCGAAACCAGTTGCATTTTGGTTGTAGTTATCGCGACCAGAAAAGAAATAATTGCGTAATGACAAACCCATATAAACCCCTATTAAATCAAAGAAAGGGGGGACATGCCCCCCTAGCTATTAGTCGAAGTTACCGTATGGGTAAGCTGTACCTGTACCAATGTTAGTGTCAGCTTGACGATAACGTACAGTAATACCAAACTGTCCAGCAGTAGGGGCAGTTAAACCAGAAGCAGCCGCAATACCAATGGTAAATACCAATTGTGAGAAAAAGCTAGGCTGTACACCAGGTTGAATATTCTGAATATCAGAAGTTGTAGATAACAAGTTATTCAACTGAGTCGTTGAATAAGCTACTGTCTGACGTCCAGCTGTACCTGTAGTTGTTGTACCAATCGCAACTGAAGCATATGTGGGTGTACCGCCGTTAGCTGTTGTGCTATTGGAGATGTACATGTTTACGCCAGTAGGAGTTGCTGTAATACCTGATATTACAGTTGGCATGTCGATAATAAAATCTTGAATTTGGCTTTGGATAGGCAAATACATGATCACGCCACGATATACGTTTGTGGCTGTATCAACAGAGGGAGTTGTAGTTGTTGGTCCAGTAGTGCTAAATACTGAGCTAGGTGTATACAACTGAGCATTTTGGTTAGGAACAGTGTTGGACATAACATATTGTCCAGAGCCACCAGCATAACCTGCTGTTTGGTTACCTGTTGTTACTGCGAAGTCGATATAACAAGTTTGAGTTAAAACTGCGTAGCCTACGTCACGTAGGGGGCCAAAGCGGTTATCGCCAGAAAGAATTGGCCCTTCGAATGTACTGCGTCCCATAATGAGTCCTTATGCAAAAGTTACCTTGTTAATCGTTGCATCGTCTGCTGGGCCAGTGGCAACAAGGTTGAATTCCCAGATGGAATAAATATAACACAATTTTCACACTCGTCAAGTAAAATTTTTGTATGCCGTACAAAGACCCCCAAAAACGCAAAGAGATGCACAAAAAAGCATCGGCTAAGTATTATGAAAATAATAAAGAAGAGACTAAAAAACGGACCAAGGAAAACCGCAAGGGGTATAAAAAGCTGTGGCAAACCTTTAAAGAGCATATCAGTTGCGCTAAATGTGGGATGAATCACCCGGCTTGTATGGATTTTCACCATGAAGACCCAAGCACTAAAACGGGGGCGGTGAATCAATTTGTAAGGGCTAAGTCTTGGAAAAAGGCATATGCGGAGGCCGCTAAATGTATCGTATTATGCGCAAATTGCCACAGGATTCACCACTATGAGCTACATGAAGCCAAGAAAAAAGGGGCCGAAGCCCCTGTGGATCACGCAAAATCTACGTCTTGCTCGTCTTCAAAGTCTATATCTTCTTCTGCGAATTCAACAATTTCATCGCATTCAAACCACTCGTCAAACTCTTCGTCATAGTAAAACTCTTCGCCAGTAGAAAAATCCACCCAGTAAAGTTCATCTTCTATTTCGTCGTAGTAATAGCCTTCATCATCAAACTCAATCACTTCTTCAATATCGTCCTCAAGAATTTGCTCAATACGATCCAAAATTTCTGAAAGTTGGTCTGCCAAATCATTCATATCTTCCGCTGTAACAACAACATGTAACATAATATTCTCCAAAATAAGGTACAGCAAGGCGCTGTAACATCATGTTATCGGTGATTTATGACGGCTCAAATACAGATAAAGTATATATTTTAGTAATAAAAAAGGCCCCTTTTGGGGGCCTTAGTGGAGGTCTTTAGTTCTTAGTAAGAACCGTAGATTCCTAATGGATCAGACCAGCCGAAGCTATAACGCTCTCTGGACTTGTAACGTACGTTACCTGTGTCAAAATCACCGTCCATGCTATTTTGCAATGGTACACGAACGAAGTGCTTGAGACCGTTAGGTACGTCAGTTGTTAAGAACCAAGCATTTGGCGCTGTCAAGAAGTGATTGATTGTGTAGCCTTCTGGTACAGAACCGTTGTTCTCGATAGCGTTAATGTCGTTGTTGTTTGTACCAACACGCAGTTTTGTCTCTAACAAACGAGTAGCGACGAATTGCAATGCTGGGGGAACAATCAACTTCTTGGGCTTAGCTGCGATCAAAAGACCACGCTCATCTGTCCAAGCTGCGATCTGGATAACAGCATTTTCAAGGGCTGTTTCGTTCAAGTCAGCAGGAGTAGAAGGAGTGTTGCCGTTTGTACCACCGTTGATTAGTGGGTGAGCTGTGTTAAACAAAGAAACACCATCACCACCAACATAAGCTGAGCTAAAACCGTTGTTGAGTACGGAAGCAGCTTTAACTTGTTTGGTGTAAGCCATAGCACGAGCCAAGCCTTTTGTATAACGTGCAGACAAAGAGTCATACAAGTTATCTTCAATAGCTTCTTCGGTTAGGGAGAACCCTAACGCGATTGTCTCGTGGTTATAGCGAGCTGTCCATGCTTCTTGCGCATTGTCATAAGCGATGGCATTGCCCTCACCCTTGACTGGTGCTGCAGAGAATCCTGACAGTTTGGTCTCTTCTTCGAATGAACGCTCAGAGGTCTCTGTTTCGTAGATCTCTTTGTGCTCTTCGCCGTAACGTGCATACTCTAAACCGAACAATGCGTTCAAGCCTGGGAGCAGCTCTTTCAATAGTTGTGCGCGTGAAATAGCCATTTATGTTACTCCTTAGATTGAGGCATTAGGTGTATTGTTGTAATACTCATGTAAACCGAAGTTGATTTTCACCAAAATTTCAGGATAGCAAGTAAATACAACAGTAGCATTTGCTGGAATAGAGCTAACTGCTCCGCCTGGGGCTGCGTTCAATGTCACGCTAGTACCGCTTGTGTAAGCAGAAGCAACGTAAGAACCAGAGAATGCAATGAATCCATTGGAGTCAAGGTAACCAACTTCAGTACCAATTGGAATACTGGAATATCCAGCAGCAAAAGAAGTAATAGCAGAAGCTAAAGTTAGCGTTGTGCTAGTACATGCAGATGCGCCGTTAGTACCAGAAGTAGCAACAGCTGTCTCACGAGCCAAGTCAATAACACGCAAAGGCATTGCTGTGTTAGAAGCTGAAGGCAATGATGCAGATGTCAATGCAGCGTTCTTAGAGTTACCTGTAGCGGTAGAACCAGCCAAGTTAGAAACTGACAAGTTTTGACCGATAAACGCAGTAGAAGCAGAAGCAATAGTTGTGCCGCCTTGTGAGCTTACAACAGCTGTTCTGAATACTGTGTCAGGATCGTCTGTAACAACAGCAAACGCGTCACCAGCAAGAGTACCACCGGGCCAGTATTGGCTAAATAGTTTTTGCTTAGTTGTTGGGTTTGTGTAAGAACAGCCAAGGAAGATACCAACCATACCATAACCAGCACCACCGGTAGTGCTTCCAGCACCGGTAGTAACAGTCATACGTGTGATGGTACCAGTCAAAGAGATATTAACAAAGTCACCATAATAGATGTTTGTTGCATATCCGTACTGGATAGGAATTTGACGAGTAGAACCCGCAAACACCTGTCCACCAATCAGATTGATTGGCTTCAGCCCGTAAGGGGCAGATACTTGAGGAAAAGCCATTTAAATCTCCAAATTAAAAAGAACCTTTTCCAAAGGTCGTCGCAGACTTTCTCTCGTTAAAGATTGGCATACGAGGATCACTTTGGCGCATTAAATTGTTATCTACTGCTTGAGACTGAGCATGTGTTTGCTTTGCATAAAATTCATTAGCTTGGCGAACAAATTCTTCAGGAGTCTTACAAAGTAACAATCCGTCAATCTCAATACCGTCTTTAAAACGACTATCAGGATCAACTAGCAGTTTAAATTGTGGTTGCTCCGCGATGCCTACAGGTTCCCAACCTTCACGGAATCTACTAGAGATATTCTTGGGATCTGATTTACCGAGAGAAGCTACCCTAATCCATCTGTACGCGTAACCAGGCTGCTTATCGGGCTCTGGAAGTAATTCTGGTTGCTGCCACTGCTTAGGGCGCTCCTGAAGATTCCTAGATTCCATTTCACGCGTTAATCTATTTTTTTCTACTGTTTGAGTCATTTTGTTACCCCAATTTAACTTGTTCGCGAGCATATTGCTCATTGGTTAGTCCGAGTTTTTTAGCTAAAGCTTGTTGTGTTTTTGTAAGCGTGACTTGCTTTG